AGTGGCTCGACGGCCACCGTCCAGACGATAACCCCAAAGGCTTTTGTCCAAATGCGGCGGCGTTCGAACCGTATCGCGAACACTGAAAGCGAAAGAGGTCGATCAGTCGAGAGAGAGGCGCGCTGAGAACGCGCCTTTTTTACTGGGATTTTTAGTTTACATAATACAAACCCGATTCACGACATTTGCTAGTGCTGAAGCGGCATTGGCGGGTAGGGGTGTCATCAGCAAAATGACAACCGAGGCCACGGCTAATGACGCCGCCATGCTCAATGTTTTTGCAGCGCGCTCCCACATTGCGCGCGTTTCTGGTCGCTTAGTCCGAGCGGCCATGCATTCTGCCATCACTTCCGGCTTGTCGAGCAGCGCGGCCAGCGCGGCGGCCTGATCTTCGTTAGGTGCGGTTCTTCCAACGCGCCAATCCGAGACAGTCGCACGACTGACACCTAAAAGTCGGGCTATGTCGCTGTCGTTCTTAGCGATTCCCTTGTCTGCGGCTTCGTCTAAATAGAGCCGTATCGCTTTCATGGCGTTTCTCCTTTTCGGTTTCCACACAATAGTTTGTCGGGCGTCTCTTGACAAACTGTCGGGCGTTACCATACATTTCGAGCTGTCGGGCGACACCCGACAAATCACTCCAGGAAGAGGTTATACCGTGCGTCTCCGTCGTCCAGCGCCTTCGCCGACTGAACTTGAAGCATCAGCCCGTCTGACGGATGCGGACTTTGCCCGTATTCATGCGGCGGGTCCGCGGACGGTCGCGCGGGACGCTTGCGGCACGGGCGACCGTCCGCGGATGCCCCCCACAATAAAACGGGGGGAACATCGGTGGGGGGAACCCATCATCACAAACCAGTACGTCCAACTGGTGACTTCGGATGGCAAGGTCAAGCAGGTCGTAAAGCGTACCGGTCTGAATGGATCATCAGCTTTTATTGATTGGGTGAACTTCACCTGTCATGAAAATACGTTGATGAATCTTGAATCGGGCATGGGTCTGACGGATACCGACATCGCTTTCGGGTTCTCCGAAGCATTGCAGCGAATCCTTGGCTACGGGATTACTCGCCAGTGCGACAGGGGTCGGAACTTCTATCAGAGGTCTTTCGAGCTTGGGGAAGGGTTCGGTTTCGTCTGTCATGGTGGTCAGCGAAATACGGTTCTAGTGATGATCAATGGTTCTGGAATTGCTGCCGCTATGCCGGGATGGCAATACAGGCTTCAGCACTTCCTCGAATGCATCGCCGTTAATCCGCGTCTGACACGCGTTGATTTGGCGCATGACTGTTACAAGGGTGAATACACCGTCGATCAGGCGGATGCTGATTACGACGACGGCGGTTTTCGGCTGCCGAAGTCGCCCACGAATCCCGATTGCGAGCATCGGGGAAATTGGAAACGGATCAATGGAAAGGGCCGTTCCTTCTACGTCGGTCTGCGCACATCGGGCAAATTCCTACGCGTATACGAAAAGGGCAAGCAGCTTGGCGATCAGCGTTCTGAATGGGTCCGCGTGGAACTGGAACTCAAGTCCGTCGACAGGGTGATCCCGTTTGACATTCTTGTGAATCCCGGCTGTTACCTCGCGGGCGCATATCCGGCGCTCAACTGGATCAACGAAGAGCAAGTACGAATCCGCACGATCCGCGAAGAAAAAGTCTGCATTAAGGCGCAAAAAGAGGATTGGATTAAACGCGTGGCGGGTGCCGATCTTTGGTTATTGGTCGATTTGGAGCAGGGCGAAACGGAACAAGAGCGTGCGTTTAATCTGATACGTCGCCTTCAGGATGAAACCCGGCTGCCTAAGTGGGCGGTTATACCTTCTGCCGATTTGTGTATCGGCTTCATTCATGACGCTGCATTGGGGTCCGGTGCGGGCAACGTCAATCCTGTGGACCATTTTCAAAAGGTACTCGAAGCATGAAGTTCACGACCAAGGCGACCATTACCGGCGCAAAGATGTTCAAGGATTCGATTGATGGTCAGGCGTTTGACCAGACTACGCTGTATGTGCAGATGGGGCTTGATGAAACGAAGGGCACTGCAAAGGGATTTGCGACGCAGGCGCTCGGCTGGGGTACTTCTGACGAATATCACAAGATCAAGCATTTGCCGTTTCCGTTTGAGGCGGAAATTGAAATGGAGCTTGTCACGACCGGCAAACAGCAAAAGCAGCGCGTTGTTGGTTTGAAGCCGGTTGCCCATGTGAAAGGGGCTGCGTGATGTCAGTGCGTTCGGCCTTCGTAATTCAGGACAGGCGGACGGGTCTTTTCCTTGCTGAGGATTTGCGATTCGTCATGTCGTTCGCCAAGGCCGGACGCCTGCATGACATTGATGAGGCGCTCGATACCGCATTTGATAATTTCGATCCGGGCGAGTTTGAGATTCACGAATTTTTAGAAAGGGAGCCGAATTAATGGCTTTCTGTGCCGCCGTCGATCCGAACGGGCTTGTGTATGTCCTCGACCCGCAGCCGGTCGATATTTCGACGTGCGGCCTCGTCATTCAATCATCCATCGAGGCGGCCAGCTCGCCGTTCTCGATGACACCCGAGCAAGGGGCGCAGATCGCCGGGGCAATCCTGATGATCTGGGCCATTGCATTCACTTTCCGGATGCTTATCCGGGCTCTCAACGTCGATAACACAGAGGAGAAATCGACATGAAACAACTGCGTAACCTCGGCGCTGGCCTCGGCCTTGCCACTCTGTCCGCTGCATCCTTCGCTGCCGCTCCGGATGTCGCCGCCGTCGTGACTGAAATCGGCGGCGCTGCTGCACCGATCGCCGCGATCGGTTCTGCCGTCTTGCTCGTCATGGTCGGCATCAAGGTCTTCAAGTGGGTGCGCCGCGCGATGTAATCGCACGACGCTGGAAGGCCGGGGCGGGCTTCGGCTCGCCCTTCTAGTTTCTACGGGGGCAAATCATGGGTGTTTGGGTGTTGTTGGCATATTTGGGGGCGGCATGGCTCATCTTCACAGACTGATGTGGTTCGCTGTCGGCCTGTTGCTGGCATCGCTCCCTATGTTGGCGTTTGCATCCACTCAATATACCGCTCCGTTCGGTTGGCATACGACGTCGCCATCTTATGTGTCGCCTGGTACAGCTAACAGTTACGAAACGGCACAGGCGTTGTGCGTTGCAAAGGGCGCTGCTTACGCCGGCCCGAACGAATCTCCATATCTCTATCGCACAACAAATCGATGCAAAACGGCGTCAGGGTCGAATTACCTTGGCATCATTGCTTATTCGGAGACTGGGTGCCCATTCGGCGGCACGCTCTCTGCTGACAAACTCACCTGTATTAACGTGCCTGTATGTCAGGCAGGTTATACGCGCGATCCTGTTACTGGCGAGTGCAAGCAAGATCAAGTGTGTGTTGTGCCTGCCGGGGAAACTCTCTTAGGTTTTTCTGAGGAATGGGCCATTGACACGCCGGCGACTGTTTGCCAGATGAAGTGCCTCGGGCAGTTTCAGCAGGCCGAACCGCCACAAGTTTTGAACCCCGAGGGCTCTGTTCCGCTCGTGCGCTCGTTGCGAGGGCAATACGTTTCAACTGGCGAGTATTGCGAAACTGGAAATCTAGCCGAGACCGGTTCACAGGAACCTACTGATTGTGAGCGGGGTTATTTCGATCCGGACGGCGCCCCTATCGTTTGTCAGAAACAGCCAGACCCCGACCCAACGCCAGACGATTGTGCCCCAGGACAAACTGCCGGCACGTTTAATGGGGTCACAGTCTGCGGAAACCTTGCACCGACCAACACAACCAATAATAAAACGAATACAACGGTCAATTCTGACGGTTCCACAACGACTACGAACACGACGACTAACACGACCGTTAACACCACGACAAACACCACGACGACGACCACGACCACGACCACCACGACACGCGACCCCGCAGGCAATGTCACCGGCGAAACGACGACGACGGAAACAGAAGAACAGGACAGCCCCGGCTTCTGCGAAGAAAACCCCGATGCTGAAGTCTGCGGCGGTGGTGGTGGTTCTTGGTCTGGTGGATGTGATGATCCGGGCCGTGTCATTGTTCAGTGCGAAGGCGATCCGATTGAATGCGCTATTGCAGAGCAAACCCTTCGCACTCGTTGCGCCTTGGCGGCTTCTGACGAGGTGATGCAAACGTTCAAGGAAATGACTGAGTACGACGGGACGGGTCAGGGCGAAGGTCTTGACCGCAAACAGATCGATGTGCCCGAGGTCCTTGACGTTTCAATGCAAGGCGGTGGCGCAGGTTTAAACGATCAGTCTTTTACGGTCTTGGGAAAGACCATTACGATTCCATTCAGCCAGCTAAACCGATTCATTGAAATGCTCGGTTACGCAATCATGGTTATTGCTTGGCTTCAGGCATATCGCATTGTCGCGGGGGTTATGTAATGCCAGCACTAGCAGCAGCAATCATTACCGCACTTGGCTATGCGATGAAATTTTTGCTTGCTAAGGCGCTTCTTGCCTTGGGCTTGCAGATGGCCTATTTCGTCGGCCTTGAGGTGTTGTTGGATTTTGTTATGGATCAGGCGCTTAATAATCTGGCAGGTTTGGACCCGACGGTTTATGCCATCGTCAAGCTTGCTCGCATACCTGACGCAATCGCGGTTATTGGCGCAGCAGGTGCTGTCAAGCATAGTCTGGTCTGGGGTGCTGGTCAGTTAGCTTTGGTTTCGAGGTCAGTATGATCTACATCCACACCGGCCAGCCTGGTGCCGGCAAAACGCTATTCACGCTCGATGTCGTTCGCAAGCGCGCCAAGGCTGAAAACCGGCCCGTGTTCTATCACGGCATCGAGCTTCAAAAGCCCGAACTTTTCGAAGGCTGGCAGCTACTCGAAAAGCCCGAGCGGTGGATGGACTGCCCGGACGGGGCCATCATCCTGCACGACGAATGCCAGACTCTGTATCGCCCGCGCGGCAATGGGGCGCAGGTGCCGGAACACGTTGCGCGCTTTGAGACGCATCGCCATAACGGCTGGGATATCTACCTCATCACGCAGCACCCGATGCTGATCGATAGCAACGTGCGTCGGCTCGCTGGTGAGCATGTCCATGTCGTCCGGGCATTCGGCGCAAAGATGGCGACGCTGCACAAGTGGCAGCAGGTGAAGGAGCAGTGCGACAAAACCCGTGCAGACTCGATTCAGGAAACTCGCGCCTATCCGTCTGAACTGTTCGATGCCTATAAGTCCGCCACGATCCACACCCATAAGACGCGCATACCGCCACGGCTTTACTTTCTGCTGGCTATCCCGCTGATGATTGCGGCGCTCGTCTGGTGGTTCGTCGGCTGGTATGGCGACAAAGCGGAAGGCCCGAACCTTGAGCAAGTCACCCAGGTGGGGCAGGGTGCATCGACCGCAGCGGCGCAGATCGCCCGGACCACGGCACCAACGG